GAGGTCGGCGTAGTTCACGCGCAGCCCCGTGCCGTCAGCCGTGACCACTAGCCCAGATGCACCATTGGAAACCGCCAACTGAACGGCGCGAAATACACCACCCGTCGTGACGGTCGCGTAAAAAGTTCCTGCTTGGAGCGAATCGGGGTAGGCACTCGATCCAGTCACGTTAATCCCATCAATTAGGGCAAGTGTTCCGTCTGACGTAACGACGTTCACATTTCCCGATCCGCCCGAACTGTTTCCGCTAACTCCAATTCCGTTCAGCGCCGAAGGACGCATCGTGAACAGGATTTTCCCGCGCGGTTGCTCCTTCGGTTTCGGCTCGTTCGGTTTACCAGAAATCTTGCGAGGTGAGGAAGCGATCTGAACGTCAACGCCCGGACCGCCCTGAATGCTGGCGAGCAAATCAACCTGATCGTTGAAGTTGCGTGCGAACGGCGCGAACGCTGCCGGGCACCGCTTGATCTTGAGATGGTCGAGTTTCCCCATGGGCTTACCGCGCCTTCACGAAATGCCGCTGGCGATTCCAAACCGACCCTTGCCAGAGGCTCAATGTGGAATCGCTGGACTCGATGGAATAGGAATTCGAATTCCCGTTAGCCTGATCGTTCGCAATCCACCCTTGATAAGTGGTGAGATTCGGTGCCGTCCCGCCGCTCAGATATTCGGCCGCCGCATTGCCTGCCCAGTTGAACACGTACTGCGTGCCGAACTTCACCGGAATGGCATCTGCGTTCAGGATCGGGTAGTTTGAGCTATCAACTGTAAGCGTAGGCGGAACGGTGGCGTGTGGAATGGTCGTGCTGATGTTGGGAATCATGCCGCGCCACGCGTAGAGATTGCGTCCGGAAGCCACGTAATTGGGCGTTCCGTTGTCGTCGCAGAGGCATACCGCGAGCGCCGCGTTCGTCTGGCTTCCGACCACGTTTTGTATCCCCGCCCTCCACCAGCCGTCTCCGATGGCCGCAATCACTCCGGTAGCATTCGCATTTGCGATTTGAAGCCCGGTGCGGAGATCAAAGGTCGCAAAAGCCAAGTCCAAATTAGGCGAGGCCGGATTCACCATCGCGACGCGGGCGACATTCGCATTTCCGTTTTTCAGGAAGGCCGCAACGGGCTTTGCCGCAGTCGCTCCGCCGCCCTGCATGATGAAGTGAAACCCGCTTCCGCTGTCAGTGAGTTTCGCCGCCGTGTTGGTGCTGATGCCGGCGCAAGCTGGGGTTCCCGTGGCGTTGGCGCTGACCGTGATGCCATTCGCATTCCATGCCGCGCCCGCGAAATTGTCGTAGCTCGTGAGTAGGTTGTCGAAGGTAGGCAATGAGCCCACGAGGAAATAATCGTTCAGTATCTTTTGCGTGACCGTCTTGGACACCGGCACGCGCAGACCAGCCAATCCTGGGAAGGTATAAACGTCGCTTGCGAAATCGTTCCATGAGTTCGGCAGCGTGCAGTAGATGCGTGTCCATTCGATCAAGCCGCCCATCTTGTCCTGAAAATCGACGTCATCCGCGAAGTAAACCTGCGGTAAATTCGGATGGGGCGTATTCGGCGCCGGTTTGGTGTAATAGGCGCGCAGCTGCTTGAATCGCGCGCGGTAGAAGATGGCCGTTGGTTCCTGCGGATAGGGACGTGTGGGTTCGAACGCCTGCGTGCACGCCTCGTCACTAAAGGGGGCCTGACCCGGGCCGAGGTTGAAAAAGAAATCGGGCATGGCGGCAGCTTAGTTTACGTCCTGCGGCTTGAGCGAATCTTTGATTGCGGTCAGGAGTTGATTGGCGGTCGTTAGTTCGGGCTTGATGCTCGTGGCATCTGCCACATCGAGTTTTTGGGCTTGTGAGGATGCGCGCCCAAGACGATTCGCAACGCTCGCTTCATCGCCTATTGCGGAGCGCGTGAAGTGCCCAACATCTCCTGCGGCACCAGTCAGCACTGCATCGCGCGCCCGCTGGCGGAACATTTGCGCCCGGCGCGCCAATCGTTCTGTTTCACTCAATGGTCTTGGCCTCCCATTGGAAAATGTACGCCCTTCGACGGCCTCTCCGCTCAATTCACGATTGGTTTCCAACAGGCGAGCACGCATCGCTTGTTGAGCGCGCTGAAGGTTGACCTTCTGTGCCTCGACTGCGATTCGCGCATTCTGGGCTACATCCGAAGATGCACCGCCATATTTGATTTCCGCTGCCTGAACCCCACGGAGGCGTCGTAATTCAATTAGTTCCTTGCGGACGTCATTCAATTGGCCGCGCGAGGCCGCTTCGCCAGTCTCGGCAATCGATCCGCTTGGCTTTGAATTTATTTTGATCGTATTCCCTTCAATTCGTCCCCCGAATCCGAACTCGGTTTTTCGGATATCCCGTTGGCGTACCAAATCCTTTTCCAGAAGCGCATTTATGTCGTGCTGTTTTTGCAGTTCGGCATTTAAGCGCTCTACTTCCTTTTCCGCATCGTTCAGCAGTTTGAATCCGGCCCCAAATCGATCTAGGGCCATCAACGCCATTTGGGCCGGTGTGCGAAGGAAATTAATCCGCTGTTGCACGAAATCCTTCTGACTCTCCAAATCGCGCATCGTGCCTTGGCCTTGTGTCAATTGCGCCTGCACACCACCGGTCGCGGCGAATCGAGAACGCGTGCTCGCCAATCCGATTGCCCGACTCTCCTCTTGTGACTGGGCAATCTCGCGACGACTATTTTGATAATCAAGCGCGGCACGGAGCGCCCCAATCACAGTGCCTCCTACGAGACGAAACGCGTATTTGGCGATATTGGTACGGATTCCATTCCCAGCCGCCCCTTGATCTTCTGCGGGCGGTTGTGCGGTTTCCGTGTTTAAGTTTTCGCGTAGCTTCTGCTGACGCAGGAGCGTTAATTTGTACCGCTCCTTATCCATCTCGAGTTGGAGGCGTTTTTGTTTCGTCGTGCCAGCTTCCGTTGTCGCCAGGCGGCCGGAAAGTGCCGCAAGCTTTTCGGTTGTGATGCGAATCTTCCCCACGGTGTCCGCCTCTTCGAAGGCAACTCGGCGACGAAAATCGATCAGCCCGCGCGAGTTTTTGATTTTGTCGATTTTCGACAGCGCGGCTTCCATGCGCTTGCCGCTCTGCTCGGCAATCGTCGCAGCCTGTGCGAACGAGGCGCGCAACCCGGAATTGTCGCCCCCGATCTTGAAGCGGATTTCCTGTGAGAGACCCATGAATTATTGCGGATTGGCTGCGGCGCGGCGGCGTTCCGCCATGATGTTGTTGACCTCTTCCAAGCACCTTGACCGTTGACTGTCGAAGGAGCTGGCCTCCTGCTCGCCCGTCTTGCGCTCGATGGCGCTCCGTTGGTACTGGAGGAGCCGCGGAATTGGCGTGTGCGCCAGCAATCGACCGCTCATGGGATCAATATGGCCGACGGCACCGGCCACATTCACCAATAGCGGCGCGAGACAATAGACCGTCGCCGGTTTACGGACGGGTTTTGCGCCTTCCATCGGAGCCGGTTCGCCGGCCGCCTCATCCAGCCAGAGCCGATCAAGGTATTGGTAAACCTCAGAAACGTCATCATGGAAGAATTCCGCTCGTTGCTCCACCCGCTGATAGCACCGTCCCTTGCGCCATGCGTTCGCCCAGGATCCGCGCCGCCCGCTATTTTGGACATTCAGCGTCCAGAGGAGCCATTGGAGATCATCGATCGTTGGCTCGGTCGCGCAGACAAAGGCGTTTTCGAAGCCGTCGAGTAAGAGCAATTCCGCCGGCGTCATGAGGCGCAATTCCTCCCCGCAGACCGTGAACGTTACACCATCGGCGAAGGCATCCGCTCGCCGCTCCGCTTCCTTCTGGGCGGTCGCCGCCATGGCTGGCGCATACTTCGTGCCCCAGAGGTGATGGAACAGTTCGTTCGGCCCTAGCGCGCCGATGTCGATTTGATCCGCTGCTGTCATGTAAAAACCAAGGCCGCACGAGGCTCTTCCCGTGCGGCCGAGTCCAGGTTCAACGTCTGCTCTTTCAAGGCGACACGGCGTTGAAGGCGTTACGCTTTCTCCGTCGCTGCCGCCTCAAGTTTCCAGAAATCGCGCTGCCGCTTCGGCTCGCCCATATCATCGAAGGCGAACGTAACATTGACCACCGTGGGGGTACTGTTTGGGCTCGCGGTAATGCGCGGCAAAATGAACTCATCGCCCACGTCGGGATGGGCGGTGACATTCGTCGCAATTTGCAGCGTGCCGCGCCATGTCCGGCGCTCCTGAAAGCCGATCCAGCCATTGGGGGCGCCCAATTCAGTCTCGCGCGTCGTCTTGGCGAGCGTCGCCGTGGGCGTGGATTCCTCGGCGATGAAACTCACCCCGTTTGCGTTGCCGGTCGTAGGGGTGATGATTACGGAGCCGTAACCGTAGTTCGGGGAAACTAGATAGGGAACGCTCATGAATCCCTAATCAGACTTTTCCCTATGAGCGGCAAGCCTAAACCGCGGCGTAGCTCGTCGGCGGCAACCATAAATCCACCTGAAACCTAACTTCCGTGCGGTCCGTTTCCGTGCCGTCCGGATCCCGGGATGCGGTGTAGTTATCACCTAGGTCGATGAGGTCCATCACCTGATACCCGCTGACCGTCGACGGCTGCACCGCCCGGACCACAATCGACATAAGATAGCGGAATCGCCCAACGGCCTCGGCGTGCTTAGTATCAGCCCCTTGGGAAGTCTCGGTATGGCGCTGAGTGACAATGGTGCAGCTCAGAAATCCGCGGCGGTGGACGTAGAACCAATCGTTGCTGGGGTTCTGGGCCATCTGGTCGCTCGCCCGAATGAAGTTTCCGCTGCGCACCTCGGCGCGGGATTTCGGCATTGATTCGGTGGCGCGTGGCCCGAATGCCTTAAAGGGGAAGGCAGGCGAATCGGCGTTGATGATGGCCGCGATGCCGGTCGCGAAATTGTCGCCAATCTTCTCCTGCGCGGTGATGCTCACGCCGGGCACGCTGAATGATTCTCAGCGAACCTGCAAATACGGAAACGCCTTCGCCACTCGGGCGGTGGATTGCGCCAGTTTGGTGCCCAAAACCTCGCCAAAGACCGCCGCCCGGGAACCGATGCTCTCCGCAAGTGCCACATCGATCTTTGCCGCCTGCGCATTGGGGTAGCGGTTGATGACCTCAATTGAAAAGGAAGTTGCCGACCTCTGGCGACTGCCAAAGCCGTTTTGGTAGGTTTTGCCGTCCGAGGCCACCGCACTCCGGGCTTGGGTGATTTCGTGGCTGGAAAGGCCCCTGCCGCCGGCTATGCGCTCAATTAAGATGCCAACGGCATCTGCCATCTGAATGACCGATTGGCGCGCAAGGCCGATGGTGCGTTTCGCCAGCACGATTATTCCGGACTGGGATTGGTAGTCCTGCACGCCACCTTGCACGTCACGCCATTGCTCGGCGGCGAAGTGGATGTTCTCCGGATGGAATTGGCCCGCGTTGTGGGCGACGATACCGGCGAGTCGCCAGCGTTTGTTCTTCGTGCGAACCCATGTGCGCCCCTCGGGGCCGCGCACGCCCGAATTGATGGTGATTTCGCCTTTGGTCAGCCCAAGTTTGTTGAGTGAGCGGTTGCGCGCCCGGGTCTCGGCTTGATTGACGGTCTGCGCGGCTACCGCTCCCGCCGTGCCTTTGAGGATGAGCCCCATTTCGCCTTCGGCCCATTGCTCGAATGTCGTGCCTGTTGCGGCAACGATGGCGTTCCCGGATTCGATGAATTTGCGCAGCTCGGGGCTTTCGAAGCCGGTTTTCATTTGGGAAAACACCAGCGGCCAACCGCGCAAACTGAAGCAATGGCCCCACAAACCATCCATGCACAAAGTAATCGCGCCCATTTCATTCGGTCGCCTGGCAAGTCATGGTGTAGTTCGCGTTGTCGGCCACGCACCCCACCAGTACCCATTTGCCTTTGAATTGGCCGTCGAGCACCTGAACTATTTCGCGCAATTCCGGCGCCGGGGGCCGCGTGAAATTCGCCATCGCCTCGACAATAATGATTCCGTCCTTCGGCTCGTATCCCGGCTCCGTCAGTGCCACGCCGCCGCCCGTCGCGCGGATAACCCCCGAGTGACTGTCATTCGTCAGCGTGTAGGCCGTCGCCATCGGCGCTGCGCCTTCGTTGAAGCCTTCGGCGAATTCGTCGGCGAGGTTCATTCCGCCGCCCTCCGCAGGAACTTGATCACGCCTTTTTGTTCGTCGAACCGCTGGAAACAATGCGTGTGATGCGTTGGACTCAGCGTCGTCTTAAGGAAGTACGCCGTCAGTTCATCGTAGTACTTGATCATTATGGCATCGAATTCCGCCAGCCGGTTCTCGGCCGCCAGCGCCATCAAAAGGTCGCGCTCCTGCCCGGCGGCGTCAATCTTGATGACGCGCGCCGCCGGAAGCCCAGCAACGTCCTTCGGTGTGACTGGGCCGGCGTAAATGATTGGGCGCAGCCCGTATTTGTCGCGGATGGCATCCGCCGTCGCCTGCAATGGCCGAATTAGTTCCGCGCGCCATTCGTAGGAGTGAATCTGGCACTTGGGCCATTTCTTTGCCGCCCAGCGCGCGAATCCGCCAACGTCCGCCCCGAGGTCGATAATCGCGAACTCTTTCCCGGCTTCGCAGAAGTACGGCACATCATAGACGCCCGCGAGCACGTCGCCTTGATGCAGATCGCCTACGGGATATTCCTTGGGCCAGTGCCGGATACCCGTTGCGCGATGGCCGCCGGGAAAGCCAGGCGATTTGCCACCGCTGGCGATGAAGGCCCGTACTTGGTCCGGCTCGATGTTATAGCGCCACGCCACCACGTCCACGATCTCATCGTCGCTCAGGGTGAGCTGCATCGGGTAAACGATTTTCCCGATATGCCGCAGCTGGACCTTCGTGTCGGCGTAGATTTCCCACCCCGCCGCTCGCGCCATCTCGCAGAACTTCCAATCTTCCGAGAGATAGCGCCCGTTTTCGGCGTGCATGGGGAACAGGTCCCATCGGACCGCATCAGGTGAAGGGTCGCCTTTGTATTCAATCTGTGGATTCTTCGCGATGAAATCCTTCAGCATCTCACGTGTGATCATCATGCAGCCAGTGCCGCAGTGCTTCATTTTCTGGAAGCCGTTCGCATCGGGCAACTCGCCCGGCAACGCGTTGACCACCCATTCAAGAATCGGCTGTTTCTTCGGGTAGAGTCCGCAGATGATGTGTCGCGAAGGTTCCGAGAACCCATTCAGCAGGCTCGAAAACTGCGAAGGCTCAATGATGATGTCGTTGTCCAGAAAGAAAAGGATGTCGCAATCCGTCTCAGTCAGGAACGCCGCCGCGAGGTTGTTCCGCGCCCGCGCTACGCCGTCGTTCATCATGTAGCGCACAAATAGCTCGACGTTGCAGGCGCGGCCGATGGCGCGAACCGATTCAGACGTGTGGGCCTCGCTCTGCCAATCGCGGGTGCAGAGGGCCACGAAGACCTTGGGCACGCGCGGGACGGCGACGGGGGCGGGCGCGGCGCCATTCACCGCCGCCGCGATGGCGTCTTGCTGCGCGGCCCACGCGTGGACGGGCGGGGTGGTGTTCATTGCTTGGAAAGATGCGCCGCCCATTCCGCCAGCTCGCCCGGCAGCACTTGCATGTGCTCAAACCAGAAATCGGAATGTTGCGCGTCTGGTTTGCGGCAGAAGGCGAACTCGGCTAGTAGGGTTCGGCTGATGGTGCAGCCCGCGCGCCGCAGCGATGCGCCAACCAGTGTTTCCGGATGGAAGGGTTCGCCCGATGCCAGCAACTCGGGAAGGGTGTCGTAGGTTTCGAAATAAGCCGCCGCGGCACATACTCCCAGCACCGCAAATCTGTCACAGACGCCCGGCCCATAGTTCCCCCAATAAGGGGTAATCGCCAATGGTGGCCGAGTCAGCGAATTTTGTGATGGCATCTCAAAGCGCGCGAAATGGAGATCCGGCCTGCATCGCACGACAAAATCCGCATCGGCCGCGCCGTTCTTGACGGCAAACTTCCACGCCTGCGAGTTGTGCCACAGTTGCCGCAGGATGCCTTGCAGCGGGCCAACGCCGGGCGTGCGGGTGGGAGTGATGGCATATGGGGCGTGAAGACTCGTCGAATAGGACGGCTCGGCCAAGTTCGGCTGCTCAACAACTTCTATGTGGATTGGCGCTTTCGGATAACGCTCGCGCAGTAATTCAATCGCGCCCGCATCGGCATCGCGCGCCACGCTCGCGTAGAAGTGCGGGTTCTCAAGCTTCGAGAAAACGGCCCATGCGAGATTGGGCAGCGTGCGAGCGAAGGTGCGGCATTGGCCGCTCAGGATGACGGCGGTTTTCACAATGATTCGTTTTTCAGGAGTTCCTGTGCATCCACCATCGTTGCAAGCAGGCGGTTGGTAGTGCCGCCAATTTCCTCCGCTGAGCAATTGGCCGAAATGCTGGAGGTACTGGCGTTCGCATTTGCGGCGCCGAGCTGCCGCACTGTCTTCGTTATCGTAATGGTGTGGGTTTCCATGGGCCTACTTCTTCATCAGTTCTTGGACCTTGTGGACGCCATCTCGATCGCGGACATAGCTGGGATCGGCGATGGTGGAATTCGCCAAGGGCGTGCCGTCAAGCTCGGCGCAGCCGCTGAGTTGATGGGAATTCAGCGCGTTGTCGGCGTAGAGTTTCGTTATGAAGTCGTGTGTCATCTGGCGTTCTTCCGCCGTCTCGGTCGGATGCCCAATCATGAACGTACCATGCACGCTGAGGCCAATGCTCCGTAGGAATTTCGCCGTTTCGGCCGCCTCCTGAATGTTCAGCTTCTTTTTGACGACCTCGTTGACGATGCGGTCCGACCCGCTTTCGAAACCGATTTTCACACCGAAGCAGCCGGAGTCCTTCATCGCCTGCCACACTTCACGCGTGCTCGTGTCGGCGCGGCACATCATGGACCAGGGGAGCCCGATACGCTTCATCATTTCGCAGATGGCGAGCGTATGCTTGTTCCACGCGTTCTCCGTGTCGCCGTCGAAGCGCACGGAAGCCAGCGGCTTTCCGGCATCCTGTGCTTTTGCCATCCGCTCCCGAATCATCGGCTCGAGCCAAGCCGTATCGTAGAAGCGAATCTTGCGACCGCCCAAACCCAACGGATCGTCGTTGGTCATCGTCGCCGGGAAGGAGCAGAAATTGCAAACCGCGTTACATCCCCGCGACGCCCAAACCTGCAATTCCGGATATCTCGCACCAACCGGGCATGCGTCCCAGTAATGGTCCCAGCACCCTTCGTCGAACATGGGGAACGGTTGCCGATTCATTTCCTCGCGCGTGAGGGTGTTGAACGGCAGGAGGCCGGTCGCGCCGTTGATGAAATCGACGGAATTCTTTTCGTATTCCCCAAGAAGGAACGCGTCAATCGGTGATGGCGTTGAGGTTTCGTGGGCGTGCGCCTCGTCTTGCTTATACGCGCTCCTTGCCGTCGGACCCGCTACCGCGATGCGGATCTCCGTGAAATGCTGTTTGATCAGCGCCAACAGCCCGCGATCATGCTCCCACGCCGCCGCCCCGGTCTCGACGATCAGCACGTCGGGCCGCAGGTCGCGCAGGTAGGTGAAAAACGAGACGTAGCTCTCGCCGCGCCCAACGCTGTCGCGCATGACAACGGTGTGTTCGCCGTCCATGGCGCGCTCGGCCCATGCGGCGGCGTGGCCGAGGAAAATGGGGTAGGGCGTGTACTGGCCGAACTGGAAATTGTCGGGGCGGAATGCTGACGCGAAAAAAAACGGCCAGCGACTTCCGGCGCGGATTCCGCGCAGAAGCTTGCCGTTGTCATTACCCCACCAACACGGATTTGCGAAAAGGATTGTGCTCACTTGATGGGGGCTGCGCCGCACGCACCTTGCGCCGTGCTGGTGTCAATCTTCACCTTTTCGATGCCGCCGAGGATATCGATCCGGTTTTCGTCGAACCATCGGGCTTCGACGAACTCGTTTTCGGATTTGGTTTTAGGCTGAACCAAATACTGATCGCAGCCGGTGAGGTAATTCACGCGACCGGTGATGACGCCGTAAAAGCCCGTGATGGTGTCGCGGGCGGTTGATCCTAGTTCGTGTTTCATGTCGAAATCCTTTCCAGCACCGTAAGCCCACGGCAGTTGTTCCAGTGCGCGGCTACGCGCCATGTGCGGTTGTGCTCCGCGAGGAATGGAAACAGCGCGTAGTTGATGCCCGGCCCCTCCTTGCCGTCGTCAGCCTTCGTGCCCCACTCGATGGTATCGTGCAGGATGATGAACCGGCGCACGCTGACGTGGTGGCGCAGTTCGGCGCGAACCTGCGCCTCGTTGTGGGCACTGTCAATCATCAGCAGATCGCAGGGCGGAATTTCCTTCAGCTTGGCGGTGTCAGCCTGTCGGAAGAACCAGCGATCTGCGGCATCTTGGGGGCATTCAAATTGGTGGGGTTCTATGTCGTAACTGAAGACATATGCCCCCCCAGAAAGAAACGCCGTGGTAGTATTGCCGCTACGGGTGCCAAATTCCACCACAGGCCGACTGCACCCGCGGGCATAATCACGAAGCGTAATTAAATGCTCCGCGATGTCGGGCCATTTGCCCTCACCGCGAGCGCGTTGCTCAAAAAGTTCGTGGATGGTCATAACCCGATTCCCGTTCCGCTGATGTTCGTGACCAGAACTCCCGGCGAAGCTGTGATCGTCACGTTAATGTTGTGCGCCCAATGCTCGATGACGTCGGCCTGACTGCGGTGCGTATCGCGCGCGAATTTCTTGATACGCCGAATCGTGTCGGTGCGCAGGCGGCAGCAGAATGGTTTTTTTGCAGTGCCCATGTGGGCAGTGATGCTGGCATGTATAGCACCTTGCAAACAAATTCCGATGGCCCATCCGCTTTTTTCTGATTTGGGAAAAGAAAAAGCCCCCACCTTTCGGCAGGGGCTTCGCGCACCAAAAAAAGCGTTAGGCCGGGTTATACTGCTTCGTGGCGATGCCGACCACGCTGACCGGGAACGATGGCGAATTCGTTCCGCCGATGTCCTTGTCGAGACGCAGATATCGGCTGACCGCGCGCGGATCGATGCTCAGGATTTGCGCGGACGCGGCATTGGCCTGGGTGAACGCGATGTTCGCGTTCGACCAGTTGCTGTTGTCCGTGCTGCTCTTGAACACCAAATCCAGCGTTGGGCTCGTGCCCGCCGTGGCGTTGCCGATGTCGGCCCGAACGAGGATTTTCCCCTCGTAGCCGATGAGGTCGAAGGGCGAGCCGTTGCCGTCGCCGGAAACGTCTGCCGCCGGCAGAAAGGCCAGCGCCGTGACCACATTCGGGAGATCGTAAGGAATGAGACTCATGGTGATGTTTCTCCGGGTTGAGTTACTGGGCGCCCGAGTCCGAGGAAATCGCGAACGAGGGCCAGTGGCGGACAATGAAGTCCGTCATCAGGTTCACGGTCACGACGATCTCGTTGTTGGCGGCACGGGTGTAGGGGTCGACCACGATGTCGTAGCCGGCCCAATCGCAGAACATCGCCTGCCCCCACGCGCCGAGAATCGTACGATTGGCGTAGGTGCCGGTCGTGCTGATCTGGTTCGTGATGTTGGTCGGGTAGCCGATGCTCAGCCCCTCGTCATTCGTGAGGAAAACGGGGTAATTGGACACCTGCGGGATGCTCTGCCACTTCGCGCGCACCGTCGGATTGGTGAGCCATTGGATCGTGCCGAGGTCGGCATTCGCCGTCTGGATCGCCGCCATGAAGGCGAGCTGGTTCGTGCGGGTGGCCGTCGTGCCCCATGTGAGCGACGTCACGTTGTTGCCGCCGCCCGTAGAATCGGTCGTCGGGCCGTTCAAGATGCCGCGCGGCTGGGAACCGCCGGTGCCCTGAATGCCGGCGAGGTCTTTCGCCAAGGCGATGATGCGAACGTGGTCGTCGCGCACGAGGGCTTCAACATCGAGCGTGCTCTGGGCGAGCAGCTGTTTGTTGTAGGCCGTCTGCGCGGCGAGGCGCTTCGGGGTCGCGAGGACCTGCGCGAATGCCTGCTGGGAGGCGGTCACCGCGGCACCTTCGTCGAGCCAGTAGGCTGTTGCGGCGGCACTTTGCCGCGGAATCGCGACGTTGCCGGTGAGGCCGGACAACGTGCCCACGCCGAGGGAGGTCAGGAGCGCTCGGTTGCGCAGTAATTCGATGAAGGAGCCTCCAAGGAAGTCCTCTGCGATCAACGCGCCGGCGCCCGTGAAGTTGTTGGCAAGAAGCCCGCGTTCGAGCTGCTTGCCATAGGGCGTCCATGCGAGCGAGGGACTGACACGGAGCATCGCGGCGATCAACTCGCGGTCGCCATAGGTGCTCATGTCGTGTGGGAGGATGAAGCCGGCGGCCGGCACCTCGCGCTTGTAGAGTTTCGCGGCGGCGTCGGAAGCCTCGCGCTCGAGGCCGTCGAGTTCCTGCCGGTTGGCGATGCGGTTGATCGCGCGTGTCATCGAGTACCGGCGCCGTTCGGCGCGGTTCATGCCGATGGTGGGCGGCGTGGCGACGGGTTCGGCCTTGGCGAATTCGCGGAGGCAAACCTGTGCGAAATCGGCAGCAGATTCGCTTTCCGCCAGCGCCTTGTTGATGCGTTCCTGTGGAACGTTGAAACCGCGGCCGAGAGCAATGATCTCGGTGATGCGGCTGTTGTCGGCGGGCGGCGCTTTGCGCTCCTGCACGGCTTCGACCTTGGGTTTCTCCTCGGTCGTGGTGGTAGTTTCGGCCATTTTCGGAAGTGATTTAGTTGCGGTTGTCTCCTTGCTGCGGCCCACGCCTACGGAGTCATCGGCGGGGATGCTGACGAGGCTAATCTCATAGGGCTCCCATTCCGTGACCCGGTAGCTGTCCCCAGCCTCCGTGTCCGATTCGGCGAGCACCATGTTTTTGACGCGGTAGCCGACGCTGACCAAGCTACGGATACCGTCGATCACGTCCTGAAAGATTTCCTGCGCACGGGCGGACTTGGAGAAGCGCACGATCGCGCGGCACTTCCCGCCCTTCACCTCGCATGACTCAATCACGCCAATTTGATCGCGCGAATTGTGATCGAGCAAAAGGGCACCGCCGTTGCGCAGCCGTTTCAAATCGCAGGCGTCGGAGGTGCATTCGAGAATTTCCGACCCGAACCAGCGTTCAACCGGCGTTTCCGACGCGAAGGAAAGGGGCACCGTGCGCGCCTTTTCGTCGATGGCTGCACGCTCCAAGACGAAATCGCGGGTCGATTCCTGACTGCGCTTGTCGGCCAGCACTTCCGACACGAGGCGCCGGACTTCATCGGGGCTTTTCTTGGTGATGGTCGGCATTTAACCGATGCCAAATGGGGAAAATTTACCAATGTGTCAAGTTGGCCCTAAGCATCAAAGCTCAGAAAGCAGGATCGCCAGTTCCTCGTCATCCTCAAGTTCCCTCTGCAATGTTTCGGAGGAAACCGCATGGGGAGCTGCATCCAAGCAAATTTGGCCCGAAATTTCCGCCTGAGCATTGACGGTGCGGACTACCTCGGCCTCCCATCGGGTTTCGATGACGATTGCGGCCCGCGCTCCGTGAATCACTTCTGCCTCGGCACTGAAGCTGAATTCGGCCGAAAAAATCGCCGCGGCATCCTGCACCTCCCAGAATTTTGTCGGGGTCGAAATCGGAATGCTGTCCCAACGCACGAAGGCGCCGCCTAGGCCGTAAGTTGTCGCCTTCAGGGATTCGGGCTCTGGTGGCGGAGGAACGGGCGGAACCGGAATTTCGTGAGTGTAGAGTAGCGCCCCCATCGCGTCGCATTCGAGCAGGAGCGGTTCGCCACTTTGCAATAGAATGGGGAGCCCTGGCGTTGGCGCGGGAGTGAGCCGCAGGGGGCCCAGATTACCCTCAAGCAGCAGCGGTTCTCCGTTTTGGAGCAGGAACAGGCCGCAAATGCCATGATGACCGCTCGTCACCTCCGCTTCGGATAATTCGGCGGGAGACAGAGCCTCGGTAATGCCCTCTGATACGATTTTAATAGCCCCCGAGCTTTCCGAAGGCGCAATGGATTCCCCGATAGATGCCGGGAATGTCCCGGCGGCATTGGCAGCATCCGAAGGGCTTGCGGACTCAATTACGGAAGAAGGAAACCGCCCCGAGGCGGATGGGCTATCATTTGGAGTGAGCGTTTCAGAGGCCGAAGCAGAAAACACCGCCGATGCGCTCGGCGAATCGAAAGGAATGGCGGTCTCGCTAACCGAATCCCGATAGGCGGTGATGGGAGTCGAGGAATCAGCCGGCGAAAGCGTTTCGGTTACACGATCGGACAGGATCGCCGTCGCGCTACTGGATTCCGAGAGCGTCAGCGTCTCGGTAATGGACGAGAGCTGAATTGCAGAACGGATCGCCACCGTCGCCGCACACCACACACCCGATGACCAATTGGTCCAACTTGGCGGATTCTCCGTACCCGCAGTCGCCCTTGTGATAGTCGCGCCACCTATCGTCGCCGGATTGGTATCCGTCTGATTATTCGCAATCGCATTACTGTAGCCGATCGGGGCAGTGATGGATGTGTCGTTGACGACCGAGAGCGCAAGCGCGAGTACCCAGGCGCCATCGGTAACGGTGTCAATTGATGGCGCGTCGGGGTTGGTGGAGGTTGTGGGGCCGGCGGTCGTAGTCGTGGCGTCAACGATTGATGCCGAGACTCCGCGCAAAACATAGACCGCATAGGCCGTCGCATCCGCACTATTGCCGCTCCCGAGCCCAACGAACGTCGCGTCTGGACTTGCCCCCATCACCTTGCGCCCAATCCAGAATGCCGCGCCGCTCGTATTGTTAATCGAAATCTGTGTGTACCCAGCCGATGATGCGCCAGGCGTGTAGCCCGAGCGAAATGGGCCGCCCCCGAAAGCAATTACAACATCCCCCTGCGCCATCGTTGGGAGCGTGATCGACGGGTTTCCGCCGTTGTTCGCTACAGCGGAGAGCGCCCCACCTGTGACGAGGGAAATTGCCATGCGGCCACCCTCTCACCCGACCACTATGACGTAAACGTGTAATTCACGTTGATGGTGTCGCCGTTGGAAACCGGCTTCGTGCCATTGGCGAATGCTCCGACGGAAAGGAGGGTTCCGCTCGTATTGTCCTTCGTGGCACTGCCGCCCACGTTGATAAAGCATCCGGCGACGTTCCCGGTATTCGTGATTGGGAACGTGCAGGGTGCGGACGTGGCCTTGGAGCGCGCGGAGGATGCGGAAAATGAAGGCGTCTGCCGATTGCCCGTATAGGTCGGGAGGTTTGCAAGCCCGACTTCGAGCCAGCCCGCATGCGACGCCTGGGTGTCGGCAACATTCGGGGTTCCAGCCCCCATGAGGCCCATCACCACCGCGCCAGCCGCTGAGTTGCCAAGGATCGTATCGTTGATCAAATTGCTCCCTACGTTCGTAATTAGGTTGTCGATGGTATCGCGCCACACGAGCTGCCCATTGCGGCGGCAATCGACCTCATAACGACCATGCGGCATGATGGTTTCAGTATGGCCAGCGCCGCGCGTGACCGTGGCAGCACTGGAAGCGGAGGGAGCGATGTTCTCATTCATGGGTAGTCCAAAATCATAACAACGATTCCGAGGAAATTGGCGGACGTGAGCAATGCGAGATCGCGCGCGGGATTATTGTCGCCCTTCGTGATCCACGCTTCCTCACGCTTGACGAGTGCGCGGTGACAGAGGCCATCGACCCGCAATGCGATATCGTCCCGAGCGATTTCTTCGAAAGGCATCCTCTTCACGAGCACGGCCACGCGGCGTGCGGGGATCGCCGGAACCATGCTCGGTGTACCATTCGTGAAATGCACCTCGGCGTTCAAGGCCGCGGCATACACATTGGCGAGATTCGCGGCTTCGATTTGCGAGGCACAGCGCAGCATGCGCGGTTCCGCGGCGGCACAGAGGGCCATGGTAGCACAGCCAATGATGAAGAAGCGAAGGAGGGTCATGGGATTTCTTTTTTAGCCGGAGTTGAAGTTTGCTTCAGCGCGGCGATTTCTGCCGCCTGTTTAGCATTCTGAGCATTCAGTTGCTCGTTAACGGTGCGCGCCTGCGCGAGATTGTTGACCAACGTTTCCACGGTGAGCCCATGAATGCTTCGCCAGATATCCGCCCGATGTTCTTCGATGCTCATTAGTGGACTGATATTAAATAGCTTCCCCTGGAACATAATAAGCCGCCCCGGCTACTTCGATTCTAATCCGTCCTGTTGGCACCGTTGCTGAGGCGTCATATGTCCCGAGCTTCCATGCGCCAGCGGATCCTCCCGTTGGGGCCGAAGTTTTCAGCGAGCCGCTGAATATCGCATTTTGGGATGTGCTAATGGAAAGCGCCAGCGTTCCGGCCGTATAAAGGGCGAATGGTGCGGACCCTGAATAAAAAAGCATGGTGCTGATTCCGAGCCCTACGCCCGAATTACCATATCCCATGTTCGCCCCAATACTTCCATCGCTCGCGAGAAAATCGATTGAGCTATATCCGCCGGTATTGGTATTTTGAATCTGCACCGCAACGCCCGTGCTGTTCGTGGAAAGCTTCGTTAATCCGGTGCCATGGGGCGTGAGCAGGATGTTTTTATTACTATCCAGGGTCGCTAGCGTGAGCGTTTGGCCAGTGAGCGACGTCAGCGAATTGGCGCTAAGGGCTGTTCCCCCGCCGCCTGCGGCCCATGTTGGATCGGCCCCGGCTCCATGCGTCGTCAAAACATAACCATCTGTTCCGGGCGTAAGCGCGGACCAACCGCTCGCGCTGCGGTAGAGAACAACGCCGCGCGTGCTGCTGATGAGATCCAGAACGCCGCTAGCGGTCAGCTCTTCAATCGCCCCTGCACTGGCGGTGGTACGACCCAAAATTCGGGCCGTATTCATCGTGAGGCCCGATGTGGTGATTGAGCCGGTGGGAGCTGCGCCGACGTCGCCGGCATCCAGAACGACAGCCCCGGTTTGCCCATTTACCGATGTCACATCCCCACCAATTGCCGCGGCGATATCGTCGACCGTCGCCTTGAATGATTCGGCCCCGCTGCCCTCGCGCACGAGATAGAGAAGATCGGTCGATTGGACCGGCAGCGAAATGGTGTCCAGTTCGGTGAGCTTTAGTCCATCGGGCATGGCAATTATTTGATATGCAGAACGAGCTTCGCGGCACTGAAGCGCAATGCGTCGCCCGACTCCACGGTTTTCTTTTTCGGCAGCTCGGCGGCGGCAAGTAATTTGCCCCCGCGCGACGAATCCCAAAGCCCGACGTGCGTCACGTCCGTTGAGGGCATCTCGTCGAACATGACCTCTCGGGCGCTTGCGCTGACGCCCGCGACGCCACCGCCAAACAGCTTTTCGGTCGATTTTCGGGCCATTGCGATCTCGTTCGTGCCGTTGGCGCCTGGGTCCGCGCTATGCAGCGAAACGAACATTTCGCGGCTCGCGATATAGTCCACGAGATGATTTGCGAAATGGGAGGAAAGGGGCATCGCTCAGTTTTCGGTTTGCGTAACGACTAGTCGGCGCGACACCGGATCGCGCTCGGCAACGATGCGCTTATTTGCCGTCGGGGTCGCGACATTGACGTTAAGAACCGTGGTGGGCTCGTTGCGGTCATCCTTCTTAGGCTTTTTTCCACCCTTTGCCTCGCCGCCCTCATCGCCATCAGGTTCTTTTTCAGGCTGTGAATCAGCCGCTGGCGGCAACTCTACGCCGAACTTTTCGGCCTGTTGTTGTTCGCGGCCCTGCTGCGCAACGACCTCTTCAAAGTTGGTCTGCGACGTCTCTTGGATGACTTCATCGCGCGATTTGAAGCGATTATCCACCGCGATTTTATTCGCCTGCGCGTCCTTTTCCGGATCGACCCAGGGCCAGCGGCGCGGGCGGAAGCGATGCTCTTCGAACTTGGTTTTCTTCGAATAGGGCAATGCGCGGCCGGTTGTCGGATCCTTCATCGAACCATTCGCCAGCGCGATATTGAGCCAGAACAGAAAAACCGGTGTCTCGAAATGATAAATCCACCACGTTTGTAGTGCCTTGAAATGCTCCCGATCCTCCAGCAGCCCGGCGCGAATGCTGGAGAAATTCACCTCGGTGAGATCGTTGGCGATGGCGTAATAGCTCATGTCGAGACCGGCGCCAATACGCCGCAGCCGGACCTTCATGAAATCGTCATATTGCTCATGGGGATATGCCGGATCCCACTGTTTGAAATCCAATCCGGGCGTACCGGAAAGGTCTTCAATCAGGCCGGGCTCTGAATCCATCGTCTTGTCGCCATCCTTGGGTTGCTCACCCGTATAGCCGTCGCCCGGCTCATTATACCCGCGGGTGAAAAATCCCATCTTAGCCGCGCCCGTGCGCGCCGCAACGATGGCCGCCTCGTCATAACCGTCGAGCATCTTCAAATCGCGCATGATGCCATGCAACCATGTGCAATCGCGCACCTGGGTAATGCGCTGCCGCTTGAACGGGTGAATGAAGTCTTTGGCAGGATGAAACTCGCTCAGATAGCCGTCCGTATTCCACCACATCTGATCGCCGGGATGAGCCTTCAGAATCCAGTATCCTTCCGGCCGCATGTAGCCATTCACCTGAACGCCCATGCGGACCTCGGAAAGAACCCGGCCGCCATTGCCTTGATCCGCTACGCGTATGACCTCATTCCGCATATCGTCGATCATGTCGGCTTCCAGAAGTTGCAGGCGACAGCCGAACTCATTCGAAGAATCGACGATCTTTTTTACCACCATGTCGCCATCGCGGGCCGTGCTGCGCAGCGCGAGCCGACCACCCTCATTCAGCGACATGTCTCCCGAAACGAAGCAGTCTCGCTTCCAGCGCGCATACGCATCCTGGATGATGGCCGAATCCATTTCATCCAGCACCCATGCGAGCTTTTGCGTCTTGGGGTCTTTTCGCCATTCGCCGGCCATCGAATTAAAGGTGATGCCGTGAAAATCGTAGATATTGTCTTCGAGCCTGGAGAGGTATCGCAGCGAATAGGGCTCATTGCGCTCCAATTCCCGCGCGCGGCCGCGCAGCGTGCGCAATCGGGTCCGCATCTCGGCATCGCCGGTCGTGAGCGGCGATTTCCAATCTTCTGTCAGCCGGTCGTAGATCGCGCCGGCATAAGAACGTTTCTGTCCCTCGCGCAAAGCCCGCATCGAGATCGGCGCCGGATATTGCGGGCGCGCGCGCCCTCCATTCGCAAATCCGGCGATGGCCGCTTTGAGGCGTTGGCGGAAGGTGGGCATTAGAACATCAGGTGGCGATTGCGGAAGACGAAGGCGATGCGTGCGCAAAAATTGGATTCACGGGTAAAACGCCATGCATGGGCGGCGACGCGGAAAGGGCGGGGAAGCAGTTTGCTCATTGCCAGGGGGGCCACCATTGCGATGGCGGATAGGCTTGTTGATTGAGAGACTTGAAGCGCACTGCGACCTTGTTTCCGGCGCCCAATCCGGCATTCAGGCGTTCCTGCTGTTCCTCACGGCCCACCTCGGATTTGAACCGCTCGCGCAAAAGGAAAAGATCGTTGATGTTCGCGAGCGTATAGGCGCTTCCATTGACGCTGGCGGTTTCGACCGTGCGTGACGTGAGAGCCTGAATGGTCGCCTCGATTTGCACTAGGCATTGCGCCGCCCAACTGATTGTTGGCGCGCCGGCAGGATTAATCGCGAGGTTTGGCCCCACGACCATGTTGGGGAATGCCGTCCGCACCTGCTTTTGCTCGTCGGCCTTGGTGACATAGGCCCCCACCAAATATTTGCCCGGAAGCCATGTGGCCGTGACGGAACTCGCCACCTGAATCAGGAATATCCCGGCCTCGTTCGTCGCGTCGAATTTGTAGATGTTGCCCTGATTCCTCAGCACGTAATGCAGCGTCCACTCATTGGCGCTGAAATCGTTGAGCTGCCGCATCCATTCAAGCGAATCCCCCGCGGCGATGACCTGCGGTTCGCGAAGCGGAATCTGTGTACTTAGGGCCACTCCCTAAGCGTTTGTTGGGAAATGCCCCGAAGGGCAATTAAATAGGGATGAACCTAAAGAATGCGCAGAGGACGGCGATGCCAATCAACAAGAGGATCACGGGCATCCGATTACTGACCGGCTGAACCATTCCTCCCGACCATCCGCCCCGACATGTTTTTGTCTTCATAAATTCACCATTTCCCCACAAAGCCTCCGGCGCGGCGAAATCCGGATGCCCGGCGATGATGCGCAGGTGCTGGCTTGGTTTCTGCGGGCTCGGCCGATTTTTCGGCTGGCATGATTTTGCCCGTTTCGGTCATTTCGGCGGAGGTTGCCGCAGGAGCCGGATCGGACGGAACCTGCGGCGTTTCACTATCGGGGTTCCGTCGGGAGTCAGTCCCGGCATTTGGCACCACCTCCTTAGATTTCATCTGCTCCACGACCATCTGCGCGGCCTTCGCCGCCTCCTGCGCCTTTGCCTGCTTCTTCAAATTGGCCTCCAGTTTCGTCCAATGGATGGGCGCAAGCGAGTGCAAAGCGGCCAAGGCGTAAACATTCAAGTCCAGCGCCTCATTCCGCACTGCATTGTTTTCTTTTTCGAAGATAAAATAGGGGCGCCCGAACTGGAACTTTCGCTTCCGTTTCTCGGCTGTGAGCTGTTTGAAATAGTCCACTCCATAGCCTTCGCCCTTGGGGAAGTGCATTGAGCGTGCTTCCGGAATCGGCAACGCGAGCCGGTCGTAGATCGCAGTTTTTGCCACCGTCACCCCGACATTCCAGTGGGGAATTCGGGCCTTGTTATTCCGGCTCGGCTTAGCCGGCAGCAGTGGTGGCGGGTTAAGCCCGATTCGATTCACACCGCGGCAGGGAAACACTCCGCGATTAAGCCGCGGGGTGCAAAATCCGAGCACCCGCTTATCTTTATGCCCCATGTCAATGAAGGCGCGATCAATCTTCATCTCCAATCCATCCTCCCGCGTGAAGGTCTCCAACAATGCTTTGTCAAGCAGCGCCCAAACCTCATCTTTTTCAGTATCGCCCTCGAACACCAATTTGCGAATACCCCACGACTCTTCCTCCACACCCCAGCCCTTCACCTCGAGCTCAATGCGCAGGCGGTGCACGTCGACGCCGGCTGTAAGAACCAGAATTTGTTCCGGCAACGATTGAGGGTCGTATTCTTCGGCGCGCTTAAGGATGTCATTCCCATCAATTTTCTCCGCGTCCTCTTCATAGGTTTCAGCCAGGAATGTGTTGATCCAGACGCGCAACGTCTGCGCGCCGCCATCCTTCGCCTTTAGGAACTCGGCTACGAATTGGTGAATCCGCGATGCGTAGCCCTTTTGATGGCCGAAAAGGCTATTTAGACCGTTGAGCCAGTAGCCGCGCACACCGCGGAATGTCGCCGTAGCCATCCAGCGCCCGGCGCGCACCATCGCAACGCGGTCATCATCGTCGAGGCGGCATTTTCGCCCGGGACACTCAATCCACGCGGTTTCCGGTTCTTCGTCGTTCCATTGGACGTGTGCCCACATCAACACGAATTCGTATTTGCACTTCGGGCAGCACACGTGCCACTTCCGTTTGTCGGACTGCTCAAACAGCGTCTCGATTTTCGATAGTCCCTTGACCGTCCCTGTTGATGTTTTGATTTTGATCGCATTGCGGAAGTTCTCCGCGCGCTTGTCTGCCAGCGCGCACGGGTCGCCCTCGGTCCCGGCGCTCGGAGGATAGCGATCAATCTCGTCTTGCATCACCACGCGCCGCGGCCTGCCCGCAAGCCCCGCAGGCGCGTTCGCCCCGACCAGCACAAAGGAGCCCCCCGGATAGTGCTTCGCGAGCACGGTATTGCCCGAATCCCGCGTGCGCGGGTCCTTCACAAGCCCGCGGAGTGCCTTGCTGTCCCGAATCGCAGGCGCAATCCGCTCTTTCGAGTACGCCTCAGCAAGCGTGTCTGTCGGCTGAATCATCAACTGCGGTGAAGGATCCGCGTGCATGAAATACCCAGCCGTGTTGATGAGGCATTCCGTTTTCCCGAGCTGGCTGGCCCACCAAAGCACCGTTTCACTAACTTTCTCGTCAAGGGGCGCATCCATCGGCTCGCGCTGGTAGGGTAATCGGTCGCACTGATAACGACCCGGTTCAGGGCACGTCTCGGGCGACATATACCGATGCTCCTCGGCCCATTCGGAAACCAGAATCGCCGGAATCGGATGGAACGCCCCGCGCAGAATATCCCACACGATCCTCTCGGGGTCGTTAAGCGGCGCTGCTACCATCGGCGTTTTCCTCGTCTTGGTTCATGTTCTGGTAGTCGGCCATCTCCATCGCCTGAATGTCCTTCAAGAGCGCCTGTCGCTCCTCCTTCGGCATCCCGCACGCAACGATCTTTTGCCGAAGCGCCCCGCAGAACCGCCCCAACACGATTTTCAACGCCGAAATCTCGATGATGCCACCCTTCGCGATGAGGTTCTTTCGCCGCGCCGCTTCCGCCTGCTCCTTCAAAAGCGCCGCCTTCTCGCTGTTCGGGTCCACGCGGCCCGTTTGCCGCCTCACATACCAGTCGATCACGTCCGACGTGTCGTATTGGTTTTCATCCCCGACCGCCTCCCCTTTCCGGTAGGGCATCCCCTCGTTTTGCCAGATGGTTAACGTCTGCGGTGCCTTCCCCATGATGGCCGCTAGGTCCTTTTTGCTGACGATTTTACCGGGCATGAATTGGATTAAGCTCGACAGATTTTGGTTTGGTCAACGGATTGTGCAATCAACCCCTGACGCGCGTCGGCCCGACATTTTCGAGTTTTTCGCGTGGGGAGCGCCCTTCGGCCTTTTTATCGCTAGCGAAAAAGCGCACTCACGTTGCC